GACGAACATCAATACTTTTAAGATCTGCTGTTAGATCAGCAGTACTATCCAGTCCACTCAGTCTGTTGTAGTCCACAATCCAATTGATGTAACTGGCCTTGCTTACACCGTTGCCATAAATTTCTACGCCATTGGCATCCAAGCGATAACGATTGTCGTACAAATATTGCTGATAATCTTCGTTAAATTTGTATCGGTCGCGATCGGCAAACAGTGCAAAAAACTTTGCTGGTCGTGTCACGGCCAACATACGCATGACAGAAAATGGATAGCTAGAACTGTTGTACCACGAAGCTTCAACGGGGCCGCCATCGCCTATGGCCCAAGATTTTTGCCACTGTGTAGCGTCGTAGTTGCCCACCACGCTTTGCAGTGGGCTCAGTAATTCCCCCTCGCTACCAGTTGGTATAACAGGCGCTAGGCTAGGAACTTCATTATTGTTCACAGTAACAACGCTAGCTGGGCGTGCAAATTCTGTTCTAATATATGGAGCCACAGGGTCTGCTACTCGGCCAGCCGCTAGGTCGTCCCACAGCACCAAGTTGTCGCTGGTATAGGGAGCTGGCCCATAACGATCTTCCCACCAGTCAGGTTTGATTGTGAGACCTAACATCTCCCATGGTGTATACTCGGGCTGCTCAGTGTCATAAAAATAGCGATAAATGCCGCGCCAGGCGCCCAACAAGTTTTTGTTGTTGAGTCTATTTTGTGCTGAACTGTAATTGTAGGTAAACTCATTACTGGCACGATAATCTTGTGCTTTGTAATCTAGTTTGTTCCATGCACAGTAACTTAAAAAATCACTGCCAAATATGCTGTTGATTTCTTGAAATTCAAAACCAGTGTCACGGAACTGACCTGGCAAAACATTATACACAGTGAGTGGCACTGGATTGCCATCCAGTTTCAGATTGTTGTAAATTCTAGTTTCAAATTCCAACAATACTTGATCTCTAATGTCCCCAAAAGTGGGAGTGATGCTTCCGTCGTGACCAACAATGACTGACACTGTGCCATTGGAACTTTGCTCTACCGTAATCTCAGGGCGCCAGGTTGGATACAGTCCCATCTTGCTCGGTGTGTTGGGCACAAAGCTACCTGCGGTGTTATTATATTCATTGATGGTTACCACATCACCATTGGCCAATGGAGCAGTTATGGTAATTCTTGGGCCATCTGTGGCCACAACGTAATCAACATCACGTGTGAGCAACTCATCATTTAAGTAAACCAGCAGACCTAGGTAATTGGCCGAAGTAAAATTGTAAACTTGTACAGTGTCAAAAGTTGTGGTGGTGATAAACCCCACTGTGTATCTGTTGCTGTACGAGGTCACCCCCGACGGCAACATATCACTCCAGTAAAATGGCTGAGTATCAATCTTGCCTAATGTGACATTTTCTATTGCTGTGTCGAGTATTTGACCAACAGTTTGAAAATTAATCTCTTGCTTTTCAACATTATCCAACAATTGTGCTTTGTATTTGGTGTACTCTCGACTGTTGTACTGCAAGGCTGCAAAAATATTGTAATCTTTGCTGCGCATGAAATAACCAGCCAAGGTCAGCGGAGCGCTCTGTTGTAAAATAACCAAACCAAAAGGAATAATATTGCCAAGATCTCGAGTGTTGTTGGCGCCACTGATGGGCCCTGAAATGTTCAGCAAGTTTTCACAAATGCTTTGGTAGTGGGTGCGTATGGTACCCAAAGTAAAGCTTTGGCTGTTGGCATTGAGCGGATTGCTTTCAAGATTAATAGGCACTTGATAAAATGCCACCGAGCTGGTTTGATCACTCAAGGCCAATACTTCAACAATGTCACTTTCTTGATACTGATTTACCAAAGTTATGGTAGTGCTGTTGCTGGTTGTGGTATAAGTGTAATTGCTAGGACTCAAGAAGTTGCTATTGATATAAATTTTCAACACAGGCACTGGCTCAGTGTTTTGAGTACTGACCGCTACGTCCAATTTTAATGTGCTGGTTTGGTATTCAAACTTGTACTGCTGATAAATTTTGCTTTCAGTAGCAGCAGTTTGCCAACCCAGTAATTTGACAAAATTTGTACGGCTGCTATATTCACGCACTGACCCCGAACTGATATCTTTTGTCACAGACACATTGTCAACCACATACAAGAAAGTGTCTTGATAGAGATTATTAACAAAAACAATGTCACCAACATTGTTGATGTTTAGATATTGAAGTGGAAATTGCAGCACAGGATCCAAGATAGATGTGTCGCCCACAGCATAGCTGAACAATTTGCTTCCAGCAAAAGTGGTAGATGTATACTTGGCTTCGTCTCCAAAACTAACACCTTCGGGATCATAAACGTTGTACAATGGTGCCTGCTGCACACTGGTTTTTTGCTGTGCTTCAGTCCACTCAGTGCCATCATACCAATAAGTTTTACCTGCGCTGGTATTACCATCTAGTACCACAGTACATTCATCTAATTCTACAGCGCCATCTGTGGCAGTTGTCAGTGTGATAATAGGCTGTGCTATCAGCGGTGGCACAGTGTCAGGGGTCACAAAGCTAACAACATAAATTTTGTTACGAACGTCGGCGTCGGTGTCGGCAGCAAATATAACTCGTGTGCCTTCTACAAAAGTGTATCCATCTACCGAATATGATGTAGAGCCTTCAATGTCAGTGAATGCATCTGTGGCCTCAAAGTCGATAATATCAACCGGAGCTTTGCCACGAGTACCCATATTCCACAATCTAATGCCAGATCTAAACTGTATGATTGGGCGTTTAGCACGATACTGATTATCTAAGTTGGCTGTGGTGTTATTGTAAGTGGCAGCAGCATTGATCACATCGATATGGAACCAACGATTACTGCGTGTCCATGCATTTAGATCTTTGCTGGCACGATCAATGGTAAGATAATCAGGATCAGCAGGTTCAGTGGCCACAGTTGAATCATTAAAATCAACCACATAGCTTTCTGGAGTCACAAAGTTCTCTACTGGCAACAGTTCGATTGAAGTTCCTACTCCGCTGACATAGTACTCGCGATTAGCAAAAGCTGTAGCATATGCATTGCCCGTGCCAGCTGCCAAGGAAACCGCAGCTCCCCCAGACACAGCGCTGACTGTGAATTTTAATCCATTGGCTGCAATGCTACGAACATAATAAGTTACGCCAGGTGTGAGACCGCCCAGCGTGGGAGCATCAAACACAATTTCTTGATTGACGTACAAATCACTGGCATTGTCAGCTGACACAATGTAGTTGGTACCTGGTTCTGTTTGAGTGTAATAAACGTTGCTGCTGCCACTGCGATAAGACACGGGCTCAACATCGCCTGTAAATTTGACTTTGAGTCCATTTGAAAACACCACACCATTGGGGCTGGTGTATGAAGTTTTGCCCAAGATTTCATCCACAAAAATCGTGGTGTTTAGACTAGGGTCTAACAATCGTATGCGGCCAACCAGTTCAGGATTGGCACCATCCTGATAGTACAGTGTGTCTTGCACAGCGGTCAGCAAAGGTATTTGCTCAAATCTTCCTGATCCATTTTTGTACCATTGAGTATTGCTGTAAACAGATCCATATTGAATGGTAAATTTATCTAGTTCAGCAATGTTACCAACATAACTTAGATTGATATATTGTGTTCCAGCTACATCAACAAGATTGATTTGCCACAGCTGGTATCGTTGATTTTCAGGTATTTCAGTTGTGAGACTGAATGGAATACTGTCAAACGATCCTGGCAAGTTGTTGTTGATAGGATCTTGTATCAAAGGGTCAAACAGAGTAGTACGTTCCCAACCTGCTTCAACAAATTCATTTTGAGGCACAAATACTAGAGTGCGCCCATCAAGATTTTTTACCCCGTCAATGCCGTTGTAGGTTAGCAAAAAGTCAATCAAGGGTTGATTGTTGATTTGATCAAACTGCAACGAAGTAACGAGATCAACGGCACCAAAATTATTGAGATTGTAATAGAAATTTTGTGCAGTTTTGGTAGGCACATTGAATGTAATAGTGCCAAGATCTTCACCGTTGTTGGTCACACCAAACACATCACGACTACTAATATTGGGAGTCACTGGTATTTGACCTGAAACTCCAGGCGCAGACTGTATCCAAAATCCCGGGCCAGTGCCCGGCGTGCCATCTACAATGTTCAATACACCTTGCATGCCAGTTTGTGTTTGACTGATGTAGTACAAGGTGTCTGGTGCATCTTGAGGCACCACAAATGTCACAAGGCCAGTCAAACTTCCGTTGCGTGTGACACCTGATGTATAGGCCTGCCCAGTACCAGTCACAGGTGCAGATTTGATCCAAAATGGATAATCGCCCGACAGTGATAGATTAAACACATAGGTATTGCCGCGCTGCAATGTAAGAGTGGGATTGCTTATATTGTCGATCAAGTAATTACTGCCGCCATTGTTGCGCACCAAGTATGTAATAGTTTGTTTTTGGTTCTGTGCAACTCTAAAGGTATAACTTCCGCCGCGCAATAAATCAATGGTGGGGTTATCGCCAGCTACATCAGAAAATGTGTATGAACTTTGATTGCGTGTAACTGTGAAGTCGCCAGTAGCGCCAATGCCTGCTGCGCTGACATCCACTGTGGGAGGCCCTTCTGGCACCCAAAAATATTGGCTGAAATTAACAAAAGCATCAAAATCAACAAAAGGATCCCAGGTATAGTATTGACTTTCGTACAAACGATCTGGCCTGGTTTCATTACCGCCCTGAAACCCTATGGCATCGTTTAATCCTGGATAAGTGATGGCATCGCGCACACGATCAGTATCAGGTTGTAAACTGACCACACTGGGCTCAAGCTGATAATTGGCTCTGGTAGCTGTGGGCTCGACCACGTACCTGTCATTGGGATTGACACCAGGGCCCACCGTGCGACCAATAAAGCCCTGTGTTTTTTTAAATCTTGGTTCTTGAATAAGTTGATCCAAAGTAGCTGCCAAAAACTGTTTGTTGGCATCAGTTTGGAAAATCTGCGGAAGAAAATCTACACTTCGTACAGCCATTAAATTACTCCACTACCAGGTGCAGTACGCAGATTGGTACTGGTCAAGGCTTCAATTACGTCAATGTTGTCAATGGTAGCACCATTGGCAAAAATTTCGTTGGGTGCCGAACGTATTTCGTACAGATCACCAAAATATTTCTGTGGATCCAGTGGCACCAGCACCACAGAGCTGATAATAGTGCCCAAGGTACGATGTAAGTAGGCGGCTAATTCACTGAAATAAAATGTGTCACCAAAGTTCCATTTGTCTATACTGAAATAATCATTCATGGCAGCTACCACGGCAGTTTTAATTTCACTGGTGCTGGCAGTGCTGTTGCTGGCTCTAATTACTTTGATAGTAGCTCGCAAGTTTGCCTGGGCCTTGGCACCAAATAGCGGTTTGAAAGTCACAGAGTTCAACACAATGTTATCGCTCACCATCTTGTAATCGTTGAGCCCTTGATACAAAGTGTTGAGTTCGTCAATGGTGGGTTGATCTGGTTCTACCACTGTGCCAGTGGTGTCACGTAACCAATTTTGATAAGCAGTGTAATAGGCCAATGTTACCACATATAGATCGATGATGTTTGTAGTGCCTGGATCAATACGATTGGTCAAAGGTGAATTGTGTCGATACTGGAAATATAAGTCCTGGCGGCCGGTGTAAGCTATCCATTCATTACTGACATTGACCAAAGTGCGCACACCAGTGGTGCCAATACTCAGCAACCAGAATGTTTCATCATCGTAAGCGTAAAATACTTGTCCTGGACTCCACTCTGTTTTGACCAGTTCAATATCATCATAAGTGGCATAGTCACTGTTGACTCGGCCTGACTCTACCAAGAGATAACGCTGTAAATTATCAAAGTCCACAGTCTTTTGCAAGAACACCAACTTTTGATTGCTGTTTACAGCAGGGTCTACAATCTCTTCAAAGAAATCTGGGTTGTCAGGAACACCATCGTTGTCACTGTCACGATAGCTGACCAACACCTGGAAGTCATCTACGTAGCCATCACTTTCAACTGGCTGTCCTGTAATGGTCATGAATATGTCGCCAGGCAGTGGCTCTGTAGAATCTGGCTGTGTGTTTACTGCCAAGCAGTTGATAAAATCTTTGATCACAGTGCCTGTTCGACTGTCGTACACTTGTTGACCATCGTAAAAAAAGAATCGGGTTTGCAGCACTGACCCAAAGTAATAGGCAAGGCCACGGAAAGTTATGGTATAGTTTTGATTTTGTGTAACAAATTGAACCAACCAACTAGCATCGCTGTTGGTGCCGGCTGTGGATCCTGCATTGGACTGACTGAAAGTAGCGTCTTGATCAAGATTGGTGCTAGTGATCAAATACCATGTGTATGGTGTGCCAGTGATGTCACCGTTGTTGTCATAGGCAATGCCAAAATTGCGATACAGCAAGATTTGTTCGGCCATAGCCTGTTCCAGCGACAGTGGCAAATCTGTTACAAACAGTGGTATTACAGAATCAATCAGTGCTCCGGTGGGCACAAAATTGTTGAGTGTGATAGGCCCTGATCCCGATGGCAAATTGCCAATACCGTTGTTGCTGCCATCACCTTGTACAGCCTGTGGTGCGGCCCAAATTTCTAATTTTTCATCTGCACGAGTGGGCGATCCAATCTGCAAACGATTGTTGCGATCAAAGTAATATCCTGTGGGTGGCACAAAACGTATGAGACCCCCCACTACGGCATACCGCAAAGCAGTGGTAGTGGTAGTGCCCACTGGCAGTGGTGTGCCTGTGGCTGATTGAAAATAACCTGTGGTTTCGTTGGCCAGTGTGGTGCTTTGATACCAAGTAGCGCCAGTGGGCCAAGTTATACCATTGGGCAGCGTGACTGCTGACACACGCGGAAAATTAGCATAATAAAACTGTTGCATTACGGTGTCAGCCAGTTGAGGCTGTACCTGGTTGGTCACAACGTCGGCAATTTCGTTACGACTTGTCCAAGAAAACAAAATAGTAGGCAAAATGTTTTGTTCCCACAAGCCGCCATCGCTGCCAAAAGTATTGGTGCTAGAATATTTGCCAGTGTTGTCTACCAAGTCAAGATAGCGACTAGTCCCAATACTACTGCGATTCAAAGCTTTGCTTTTGACAATGCTGTTGTACTGTGTGTAAGGAAACAGATTATAGTCTTCACCGTTGACCATACGGTTCTGGGTGTAGTATCTAGCAGGAGCACGTTGTTTGATGGCGTCAATGGTTTCGCGAGCCTGACTGTTACTCACAGGCTGAGTAATACCGCAAGTGAATGTCACAGTTTCCAAGTTACCAGCACGACTAATATAACTGATGGGAATAGTCACTGCCTGCATTTCTTCAGGGTTTATGATGTACTGCAAACCGTTGGATGCACGCACATATGCACGGAACTGACCCACTGGCACTTCACTGAACACACCATCACCAAACACCAATGTGATCTGATCGTTGGTACGTGATGTCACTGTGTAAATGGGGCGCAAATCAGTGCCCAGTTGCTCAGCAGCGGCACTGTAGATGTTTTCTACATATTCCCACTCTTGACGAATGTTGCCCACATTGTCAAGTTGAAACAGCCAGTGATCTTCATTGTTAACGCCTTCTACATTGATGTTCACCGTACGATTGGTTATGCGTTCAGCTAGGTTAAAATCTTGGTTTTGCAACACACCTTGTTTGAACATGAAAAAATAACCAGTATTTGCTGACTGGAAGCCTAACTGATCGTTTCGAAACAAAATATTAAAAGGCTGATTGGGCTGAGGTGCTGGCTCATACAAGTAATCTTTGCCCACGCTGGTTGAGCTCATGGCTTCAAATGGCATTGAAATGCCATCCACTGTTGAAGTGTAAGGTACCACTGCTAAAAATCCAGGCACAAGATTTATTGCGTATTCATCGGTGCGCACGCCCAAAAGTGTTTGCCGATTTCCTGGACGTCCAACTTTTTGTGTGTCTACAAGAGCTGCATTGATAATGGCTGTAAACTGTTCTTGCCAGTCGGGATTGGTGGGGTCGGCCCAGTTCACTGTGACATTGGCCAAATTTACACCTTGATAATCCACAACATTTTCTGTGGTTGTGACATTGAATACTTTGAGCAAACCCTGGGCTGCTGTGTTACGTTTGGCTGTGTAGCTCACAAGATTGGCCAAGCGTACCACAGAATCTCTACGTTCAGCAGTGTCTAGGTAGTTTTCACGAGTGTTTAGATCAGTGCGGAAGGCCAGCGCCTGGCCCATAAAAGCAATAATATCCAGCAGTGCAATAAATTCTGATGACTCAATGTAGTCATTGAAAGTTTCTGGGTAGTACAAACGCAGATAATCTACAAAACTTTTGCGTAAAGTTTCATAATCGTAGCTTTGAAAATCAGCTTCGCGATAGGTTTGATAGATCTGTTTCCAGTCTTCAACCCCAAAAATTGCTGTTTGTCTAGTGGTTGTTGCCATTCTCTTGAGCCTTTGTGTTTATTTATCGGCAGCAAAAACGGCGTGGTTATACCATGCTGGCTTGTGTGGTATTGATGTCAAAGAAAATTGACAGACGTTCAGCATTGGTTGACGGCACAGCCATTAACTCAATTTCCAACAGCAAGCCGTTTTCTTGGGGATAGCATTGTATATCCATGATTTGAATTCTTGGATCACCAGAAGCCACACGCATGACTTCGTTTGTAACCTGTGTTTGCAAAGTTTCTATCTGTGGTTCAAACAAAAAACTCCAAATCACAGTGCCGTAACCAGGACGGCCTGCTATTGATCCTTGTTGAATATTGAAGGCATTTAGCAGGTCACGTTTGAGTAATTCAGTTCCCGTGAGGGTGAATTTTTTATATTGACCTTGTGTGTTAAAACCACTGAATCTTT